TTTATAATAGAGCCAATACTTAATATAACTATAAATCCCTTCCATCCTTTTAATTGGCTTATTTTTTTTATAGTAGGTAGTATTTTGTTTGTATAAAAATCACCTAATTTAACTTTATCAAGTAAAGTTTTTAATGATTTTAAAGGTTGTTGTACGCCATATCTCCATATTGCTCCTAATATCCCATCAATGTTTTCTGAGGAAATAAATTTTCCGATGGCTGCGGCTACATCCTTCCAGTCTTTAATAGTAGTGACAACTTTATTCCATTTTTCTTTAGCGTATGCTTTAACTGAATCTAAAAAAGATTCATACAACATCTGTTCCTCTAATATTAATTGAAGGGAATTTTTATTACCGTTTAAAGACTCAGTTAATGTAGGGACATTAATGCCTAAAGTATATATAATATGTTCTTTAGTCATAATTAGTTTTTATATCGGAGGTGTTTCTTCTGTAGGTGGGGTTTCTTCTGCTGGTGTTTCTCCTCCAGCTGGTGGTGTTTCTCCTGGTAGTGGTGATGGGCTTGCTGCTAGTTCTTCATCAGTAGGTATAGTGTCTTCTGATTTAGCTCCGTATCTTAAAATACGGGAGATAGCTTCTGCTGCTCTTTCTTCTTCTGGTAAGTTAAGTAAGTAATATTTTTTACCTTCAATTTGGGCTATCCAACTACGTTTGCCATATATAAGATAAAATTCTTGGTTATTTTTTAAATTAATACGAAATGTAGTAGGACGAGGAGCTACCCAATCTATAGATGAGATAAATTTATTAAAATCACTAGTTAGTAAATCTACAATGACATGTTTTAACTCAGGGAATTTAGTTAATTCATCATACTCAACAGCAATAGTTTCTATTTTCTCCTGTCTTTTAATTACTTGAGGAGCAAGTCTTTTAATACGTGCTATGAGTTCTTCCCTAGTCATTATTTTTTATCTTTAAGACGTTGTAGTATAGTTTCAGCTAATTTTTTTGCTTTTGATTTTTTAGCTTGTTTTTTAGCTATAGCATACATTTGAGGATCATCTTTTTTAAAATCTCCAGTTTTTTTAAGAGCTTTAACTATTTTTTCTTCTTTTTTAGTAAGTTTACCTTCATCAATTACATCTTCTTGAGACATAACATCTGTCATAGCATCAATTTGAGGTTCTTTTAATTCAAATTCAAGGTAACTTTTTGCACTACCTAACATAGTACATGCTTTTGTAATTTTAGATTGCCACCAAGCAGGTAAATCTACTTCTTGTTCTATTTTATCAAATGGTTCTAGCATTTTATATAATGCCATAGCATTTTGAGCTATTTTATATAATTCACCTTTAACCATATGTGGTTCATCATCTTCATGACCTAAATCAAGATCTTCATCTAATCCACCTTGTTTTTTTAAGATAGCTTTTTGCAAACCATCAGGTAAATTTTTACGTTTATCATTAAATTTATCATCATATTTTGAGGTAAATGATGATTTTTCTTCTAATGGTTTAGATAATACATCTTGTACTAATTTTTTTAATCGATCATGTTCCATTTCTTCAATAGTTGGTTCAGGTGTATATTGTTTAGCAATTTTTAAAGCTCTTTTTTTCATAAGAGCTTCAGCTTTCATTCCGTATTTTTTTACAAAGTTTCTTTTATTCTTTTTCATTCCAAAAAGAACTTGCTCCATCTTATATTTTTGGTCAGGAGTAAGTTCGTTTTCAGAAATCATAATACAATAAATTAAGCTTTATCTTCAGCAGAAGACACTTTCTTAAATTCACCAGCTAATTTTTTTAATTCGCTAGCGGCTTTACGAGCACGTCCATGAGCTGCTTTAGATGTTTTTTCATTTTCAATTTTTACTGTCTCTAACAATGTCTCCATTGTTGTAATTAATTCTTGTGTGTTCATAGATTTTATTTGTTATAGATTTAATTATTACTCACCTCCACCAATATACTCACTAACAAAGAATTTTAGTGTGTTTCCTATTTGTGTTGTAAGTTTTTCGTTATTCATTCCTTTAGCTATTTTAAGAGCACTCATTAAGTGGTCCATAACTTCACTTTCTGTACCTTCTAAATTAGCAGCTACGCTTTCTAAACCAGTATCAGTTGAAGTATCTTCTGCGGGCATTTCATCATCAGCAGGCATTTCATCTGCTGTTGGGATGTCTTCAATTGATACATCTTCAGATTCAACATCTTCTGCTTCTTCGTCTTTTTTCTTTTTAGCTTCTTCAAGTTCTTCTGTAGAAAGTTCAGCTATAACCATTTCACGAATTTTGTCTCGAAGGCTATTTTCAGAAAGATTTTCTTTAGCTATTACTGGGTTTAAATTCTCTAAAGCTTTGCTTTCTGTTAAGAATTTTTTTAAATCAAAATTATCTGCCATTTTTATTTTATTATAAATATTATTTTTTCTTATTGGTCTGGTATAAATATTCAGAGAGTAGTGTTCCTACAACTCCTACTTTTTGTCTGATGTAAATCCATTCATGTTTTTCAAAATGGTGGGCTTCGGTAAAGGATATTCCTAGTACACCAATTACATGATCATCTAAACTTTTTAAACTAACTAAACATAAAGATTTTGTGTTAAATTGTGTAGTTAAAGCTTCTAAACCAAAACATTCACCTGTTAAAGTAGTATCAAATACAGATAACTCTCCATCTTTATACACTTTAGATAAAGCTTTAGGGAATAAAGATACAGGAATATTTTGAAATGTTGTTTGAAATGGAGGTGTTTCAGGAGATGTAATTTCGTAAAAAACAGAAAATTTTTGAATTGAACGACCTGTGGGATAAAAATGGCCTCCGTTATGGAATTGAGCTACAAATACTCTATCACATTCTAATTCTTCTATTATTTGTTCTAATTGAGTTGAAATTAAATTAGAAGTTTCAAGAGCATCATACATTGGGGCAGATACATCTTTTTTTTCCATTTTTAATTTTACCCAATTAACTATAATAGGGCCTAAAACAGCTGTAATTAATGCTACGGTTATAGTTGTAAATACAGTAAGGGGTTCCATCATTTTTTAAGGCTTTCTAAATATTTAATTACTTCATCTAGTGATTCTTGAGCTCGTTCTTTATCTATAGAGCCAAACCATCTTTCTATTTCACCACTTTCCGTAACTGTTCCTTGATTACTTTCTTCAAGTCTTTCTTTAAAAAACGCTTTGTATTCTTTTATTGTTTGATCTATCTCTTTATTATAAGTTTCTTTAACATAATCATCCCACTTGCCTTGGATTTTAAGTTGGGTTTCAAATTTAGTTCTACAATCTAAACATGAACCGTATGATTTGTAATAGAATGGATCTAATTGCTTATCCATAACTTGTTTACACCCAGGACAAAATATAGGTACTGATACTTTTTTAAATTTGTCTAGTTTGGTAATGTTTTGTTTGATACCTTCTTTAATAGTCCAGGTACGACCATTTTCTTGCCATATATCACCTTCATTATAATCTTTAGATTCTTCAATATAACCTACACCATGGGTTATTTTTTCTCCACCTTTACCTTTAACAAGGTTTCTGATGCGTTGTATGTCTTTTTCAGCAAATTGTTTTTTTAAAACGTTTTCTTTCATAACTTATTTTGTTAAAGTATCTGTCCACTCTCTAAATGTCATAGTTCCTAAAGTATTAGCTTCTTTTTCTAATTCATATAGATAATCATCTTCTGTAATATTAGTAGTGGGTATATTGTTTAGTCTGTTTTCGCAATTTTGCATATGGTGAACCATTTCATGTGAAAAGGAACGCATGATGTCTTTTGGGTGGCGTCCCATTGTATAAAGTACAATTACTTTATTTGTTGGGTCATAATGAGCTGTTCTGCCAAAAAAGTTTTCAGCATTTTCAGTATCATTATCTATAAATTTTACTTTAGGTAAAGGGCGAATATTCATTCCTTTGTTTAACATGAACTCAGTAAGAGATTTAATTAACGGTGGATAACTAAACTTACTAGGTTCAGCGTACATCTCGTTTAATAGATGAGTTAATTTCGTCATGATTATACATATCACACTTCTCGTTTAGCACTCGTTTTAAATTCAGTAAATGATGGAGCATGGTTAGGATTTTCTATATCAAATACAGTTTTTACTGTTTTAAATAAATTTAAATTTTCATCTTGAGTTCTACTTGATTCAAATACTTCCCACCCTTTACCTTGCATTTTATCTTTAGCTGCTTTACGTTTAGATGATTTTAACCATAATATACCACGTCTATCTGGTTTTATTCCGAAACATTCTTCATAGCATGCATCATAAGCTGCTAATTGGAATTCATATATTGTATGTAAGTGGTTAGATGTTTTGTAATCTATTATCCATACTTGATCTTCTATTTTACAAACTAAATCACAAGTACCTGCTATTTTTAATTTATCTGAAAATAAGTGTATTTCAGTTCCTATTAGTTCAGGTTTGTATGTTTCCCAAAATTCAACAAATTTAAGGAACATCTGCCATATATCTGCTTCATATAATGGGGTATTATCTTTAGAAAGAAAGTTTAATTCTTTCCCATTTAAATAATCCTCAATCATATTATGTACTTTAGTTCCATCTTCAGCTGATTTTCTCATTACGTAATCAGCATTGTTTCCCATTTGTTTTAACCAATCTTCAAAATGTTTTCCTTTAGGGTAACATTGTAAAACATAAGTAATTGAAGGATAATATTCTCCATTTCTAAGGTAATACCTTGAATCAGGCATTGTAATTTGTTGTGCGTCTTCAGATATTTGAAGAATACGATTGTGTGATGTTTTTATATTCATATTATAGATAATTTTTTCTCCATTAGTTTATAGGATGTTAGAGGAGAAACTGTTTGTATTAGTTTTGTAAAATTTTCAAAACCCATTTCACTTGGGTCTTTTCCTTTAAGTTCCACTAAATATACTTCTTTACCTTCATTAAGCAACATTTCACAAAATTCTAAAGCTTTTTTAATAGCATCATTGTCTAAAGCAATATATATTTTTTGTACTTTAGATGTTACAATTTTTTTCATTAATGACGGTTGAAGATTTTTACCAAATAAAGGAATAACATTTCGTTTTATAGCTATAGCATCAAATGGGCCCTCACATAATATAATAGGTAAATCCCAATTAATAAACAGCTCAAAAGGTATTATATCACGTGATACTTCAGGATTACGATATTTAACATATGGGTCTTTTTCAAATGATCTAGCTGTAAAGTAATTTAATTTACCTTCACCATTATATGAAGGTATAATGATCATTTTATTGTATAACCCATATTCACAATAACCAATATTATATTTTAAAATATCATATTTAGTAACATTTCTTTTTTTAAGATAAGCTAATGCATGTTTTGAAATAATAGTATCATCAAATTGTTTAAATTCTTTAGGTAATTCAACTAAATTAGGTACTGTTATATTTTCTATTGGGTATTTTGATTTAACTAAGGCTCCAAGTTGAGATATTATTTCTGAAGGTGTATCAATTTGTTTAAGGAGGCTTCTTATGGTTTTACCTTTTTTACCGCATACCCAACATTGCCAAGGATTATTACCTTCTTTATTTTCTGTAAAATTAACTTCTAGTTTAGGCTTATGGTGGTGACAAAATGGGCAAGTATATGCTTGATTACCCCGAGCAGTACGTTTGCCTGCTCCTAAAACAGAATTTACTAGATTAACTAGAAGTTCATTTACCATATATTAAAGGTATGAACTTAATCTATAGAAACAAAATCTTTAGAATAAAATTTTCCAAGAATGTTATCATTTATCCATTCATCAGGTTTTTCTAATACACCCAATTGAAATAAATATTTACATTCATAATATGTTAAAAGTTTTTTGTTAGGAGCTAAATATAAAATTTTACGTATAAAATCTTTTTGTTTACCTTGTTTAATCAATTCAACTATAGGTTTAGCCGAGCCATAATAAGTTTTCCAGTCAGATTCTTTTTGTATAGTGGTTGTTAAAGATTTTCGACCTCTACCAGTTTGTTCAGCTAATTCTTTCTTAGTAAGTTTTTTCTTTACATTGTGATATAAAGATTTTTTACCTAAATATGCTTTACCTGAAGGTTCATGTATTGTGAGGTAAATGAACCCATATGTTCCTTCGGGGAAGTCTTTTAAAGATTCTATTCTTTTATCACCATATAACCAATTTTCCATAAAATTTTATAAATCTAAATTAACTAATATATTCATATCTGTCACAGCAGATAATGGGAGTGGTTGTGAAAGTTTAGCTACTGCTACTAAATCATAATTATTATTATATAGTCCTACTGTTGTAACAAAAGGATTAAAATAAGAACCTGTTGCATAGTCATATATAACTCCACTGTTTGAACTTCCTGAGATTAAAGTTGGGTTTTGGGAGAAGTTAAATTCGTTTTCTCTAATATTACACTTATATTGCGATTCATATATTGTAATAGTGCTTTCAAATGAGCAGGTTAAGTTTTGAGAAGTTATTAATTCTTGTATAAAATTAGCGGTATTAACTCCATATAAGGCTGATCCGTAGTTTACAGACCCATATCCATTTCCTGCAGGGGTGCCATCACTTGTTACAATGATCATCCCATGTTCATAAATTATATCCCCTATTTTTTCAGCATTGTATATTAAACTACCCTCACCATCATCTGTAATAGAGCCACTTTCATACAATAAAGTAAAAGTTCCAGGTTTAATATATTCACCATATATATTAGAAGGAATTGATATAACACCTATTATTTCATTTGAACCAGTAGGAAAATATCTATTTGCTAAAAGAGTATTACATAAATAATTATAAGCATTTGGAGTATATGCTGTATTAGTAGTTATAGTTCCATCTAAATTAAATGATGCGGTTGTTGCTGGGGAACCATCATTACCAAAGAGGTAATTATAGTAATATAGATCTCTAATAGAGCGATAAATTAAAAATTTATCTTGAGTTGTAATATATCCTGTAGGATTTGAACCTGAGGTCCATAGAATAGGGTCTGTGTTTTCTCCTTCAAATATGTCTATACCAGACCCTGTTAGTAGGGCGGTTCCGTCAAATGTAAATAGTTTATTTACTTTGAATGGCGAGACGACAACGTCTGAAGTTATGAATGGTTTGAAGACGCTCATTCATTCTTAGAAATCTAGTTTTACTCTAATTAAAGCTTCTTTTGTAAAGTCTTTTATTAATGGTCTTGATAATTTAGCTACTGCTAAAAGATCATTTTGATCATTATACATCCCTACAGTTGTAATATAAACTTGAGGATTATTAACAAAATCATCATATATTACTTCACCTGTTGAACCTGAAATAAAGCTTGGGTTTTCAGAGTAATTAAATTCAGCATTTCTAGCTCTAACAAATACATAATCTGAAGTAATTGTTTCTTGGGAATTTAAAGCAAATGAATCGCCTAAGTCTATAGCGGTAAATAAAGTTTCATTATTTAAACCTGGAGAGTTATTTGATCTACTTGGGGAAACATTTATAGATTGGCTTATAGCATATGGGTTTAATAATATAGTTCCTAAATCAGGGAATACTAAACCATATGAACCTGACCCTGCTACATACCCTCCACCTGAAATTCCTGATCCGTTTGATCCTGAGACTAATTGGAATACTCTAGAAGTACCAATAAATGTATTTACAAGAACATCTCTAGAGTTATCTGTAAGATTTATTATCCCAGTTGATCCTGAAAGTTGGAGGTTAAGAGAACCAGGGAATAGTGATTGTTTGTATCTAGCTCTTTCAATTGAAAGTACCCAAAAATGGTCTCCTGTTATTATATTATTTCCAGTTCCAAAAATAAAATTAGAATTTTCATCTTCTAATATTAATGATCTATACTGGCCATACATTGTTTTGGTGTATGAGTTACCAGGGACTATTGGGTTGTACCACGTACTCCCACTTCCTAAAGCATCAGCATATACAATATCAAATTGTACTTGAGCATTGTCTAAGGCAGAAGCTGTTTGATAAATACTTAAATAGTAATTACCAGATGATCCGGCTTGTTGGATAGAACTAGTGTAAAACTCTGTTAGAGTAGGATCACCTGTTGACCATAATGTGGCAGTAATAGAATCACTACTTACTACAAAATCTTCAGGATCAAGTCTTTTAAATGCCATTATTTATATTTTAAATTGTTTGTGTAATTGTAACAGGAATAGTTAATCTAGCCCCACTATCTAAACCTACAAAAGTTAATGTAGCGGATATTTGAGTACTAGAACCAAATAAAGTATTTACAGTAGTAGCTCTTAAATTAATTTGAGAACCTATTACTGTTTGAGATACATTAGTTCCTAATGTAGTAGTTGAAGTAGAATTAGCATTTTGAGCAGCTGCTGTATTGATACCTATTCCAGTAAATGTATTCATTAAACGAACATCAGAAATAGTACAAGAATAACCACTAGTTTCAAACGCTTGAGTATTACCTAAATAATTTAAAGTTTGAGGAGTAATAGCTAATGAAGCTCCTTGTTTTAAAGTAATAGCACTATACCCTAAATCAAGTACAGGCAATTTAGCTGTTCCACGAGGTAGAGTAGCTAATTTGTATTTCATAATTTGGGTTTCAATAGGAAATGCTTCTAACAAAGGCATATTCTGGATTGCTTCACCATAAAATGAAGAACCTGATGGGTGTGTTGGGTTATATAAGGTGTAATCTATTTCATCATCGGCTAAAGCAAATTGTGTAATTCTAAAAGAACCATCATTTTTTGCTAATAATTCTCTACCTTTATTTGTTAGAATAGCATCTACTGTTACTACTTGGTTATTTAAATATCCCATATTTTATTTTATTATAAATATATTATACTAATAAATATTACTAAAGCAAACCTTTCTGTGTAAGATCAGTAATATACTCATCAATTGATTTATTTAATTCTTGGTTTACAAATTCTGGTTTAATAATGAAGGGGCCTTCTGATCCTATTGGTTTAAATCCTTCAAATAATATTAAACTAGGGTCATCAACATATCTTCTAATTAAAAAATGGTCTAAATTAAATATTGATGATGATGCTGAGACTGGGAGATTTGCGTTGAAGTGAACTTCAATAGAGCCAGTTTGAGTGATACGGTCTGAACCGCTATACCATGGAGCAAATATTTTTCCTACTTGGTAAACAAAATCTTCTCTCCCTTCAAATCTAAATTCATCAGCGTATTTTATAGACCAAGGTAAAACAATAGAGTTAAAGCCTGACCCAGCTATGTCTGTTTGTTTAGCATTAGGATCTCCATATAAATTTACTAAAGTAGATTGGGATGAAGTTATAACATTGGGATAATTTGCTACATCAGCATATCCCCAAATTGAATTGTATCCTGAAGAAGTAACAGGGGAAGTTGGGATTGGTTGTTGGTTGATTTGGAAATTAGTGCCAGCTACTTGAATGTTATAAGTAGTTACATTTGGGTTGTCCCTTTGAATTATTAAAGTATATGTATCCCCCACAAACAATTCAGCATTAGGTATAGTATAACTTATAGATTCAATAAAAACATAAGGATTACTTGAGTCTGTAGTGTTTGGTTGGGTTGTAAATGATTGGGCACTGTTAGGTATAGCAACCCCATTTTTAGCAAATTGAAGGGTAGTGCTTGTTGAAGCATTACTTGAATAAAGACTATTAACAGCTGCTACTCTAACATTAGCTGTTAAAGTAATACTAACACCATCACTTACAGCATTTAAAGGAACTTGATATCCATTACTTACTACAGGAATACCATTTACTGTATTATTAAATATAACTGTAGTAGGGGTGTTATCTCCTGGGATTGGTTGGAGGGTTGTTTTATTGTATGATGCTAAATAATTTCCAACAGAGCCAGAAGCGGTTAATACAATATCTTGAAAACTCATTGTAGTATTCCACTGTACACTTGGAGCACTACCAGATTGTGTATATAATATAGGTTCAATTCTAGTACCCCCTCTAGTAATTGTTCTATAAGGAAGTTTTTCTCCTGTGGGGATATTTTTAGAAGAAATTGTAATTTTTTCTCCTGACTCGAATGTTCCTTTATTTATTATTAATGAGTTTTCAGATACTCCAGGTATAACAATAGTACCATCATCTTTTATTAGGTAAATAATATGTGCCGCGGATGAATTCATTTTTTCAGGTGGCCATCCTTCTATATAATCACAATAAGCTACATATGCTTTAGTAGAATTTATTGTTGGAATTTTTCCATATGTTCCTGAGTCTCCAAGAGTCCATTGGTTTAATTTTTGTGAGGTAGATTTGCTTCCTTCATATCTAGGTATAGTATTACGCTTTGAAGAATAGTTTGAGTCTTGAACTGCTGCTTTAGTTGCATTACCACTAATTATAAGATCAAAGTTTGTTGGAGTTAATATACCAGGAGTATAATCAACATCTTGATAAACAGTACTTAATCGCTCAAGATCAACATTATTAATTATAGCATTTTGATCACTATTATAATAATTAGGTGTAGTAATGTATGGTTCGATTATTACAGGATAACAAGTAGAAGAACTAATAGCTCTACTTTGAGTGATTAATATACTAGCTGTGGTAACAGCTAATGTTACAGCCCCTCCATATGATCCTTTTTGGACATATATTTGATCTCCTTCTAAAGGATAAAATGATGCTGTTAACGTTAATGTAAGTGGGACTAAAGACGCATCAAAAGAAGTATCATGTAATAATGTTTTTACCCCATTTCTTTCAGACACAATACCCATTTTTACAATTCCTGTAGTTGAGGCAGATGCTGTAATAGGAATAGAGGCTGTTATTTGTAATGGGGTGTTAGGGGTATTTCCTAAGGTATATACGCCAGATCCTGTTTCAAAGTATCCTAAAATATCTCCTACCTCTCCAGCATCATAATTAGTTAAAGTAGAAACAATAGGGAGAAAATTTGAAAATGTTCCAGATCTAGAAGCAAAAGTATAATAATCTAGTACTTGATTTTCATATACATTAGATATATAAAATATATTTTGTCCTGAAAGTTTGTATGAGTTTATTTTATACAAATAATAATCTGGTTGTTCATTTAGTATAGTGACTCCATATTCTATCCAAACATTGCTAGCATAAAGGGATATGTATGTGTTGATTAGTAATGATGTAACTTGTCCTAAGGGTAAACTATTATCATTTCCATTACAATCTATTTTAGCTACTTTTAAATATGTAGGAATACCAGCTATTCCATAAATAGATGTTGATAAAAAATCTTCAAAAAATAATATTTCTCCACTTCCTGGGGATGTAATGTTAGCTAAAAATAGGTTTTCATAAGTATCACTTTCAGCTGAGCTTGTTCCGTAGTAGTATACTTGTCTGTATTCAAAAGAAGCATTTTCTAATGGGTAAGGAGTGTTTAAATTTTGAGTAGTAACTAAAATAACAGACCCGCTGAATTCGCCGTCATAAAATTCATCTTGGGAGTTGTGTAATACTGTTACAGATCCAGAAATTGTTTGGTAAGTTTCATACCAACTTTGGGTAATTCCAAATATATTATTAGGCCCTAAACCTTCTGACCCAGAAGGGGAGGTAAAGGTTCCATTAAACATTTCAAATGAGCCTCCAGTACCTCCACTAAAATTTTCTACTGTTCCAGGGTTATAATCATTCCATTGAGGTTTTAAAGTGCCCGATACAGATATATCTTGGTAAATAAATGGGGTGTTATTAGTAGACCCACTAGTAGTGTAAGCTATAGTAGAGTAAGAATCAACTTGTGGTTGTGGATATCTATTTCTTTCAAGTAAGTGTTGTTTAATAACAACTCCAGAAGCAAGACTTGTACGAGCAGGTACAAAGTCTTTTATCATTTTAAATAATGAATTGTCAAAGAATTTTATTAAACGTATAAAATCAACTAAGTCATAATTTTTAGTATATTTTTCAAAATAAGCATTTCTTAAATTATCTAAATTAGGATATGACTGAAGTGGAGAAAATCTAAAAGCAGGATCACCTATATAATCCCCTATGTTAAAAAATCCTAATTGGCTCATTATATCCTCATTAATTTCATTTTGAGGAGAAAATGCTACTTCAAGATAATTTATATTCGCAGTGTAACTTGCACTAGCAGCAGTTGTTTGAGATAATGCTCTTAAAGGTGATAATACACTTCCAGAAGGTAAAGAATCATTTTCTAATCTAATTTTATCACTAACAGTATTTTTTATACCTGCTATAGGTTGATCATAAAAGAAATATTCTATATTAGGTAAAAATGTAGGGGTAAAGGGAAAATAAAAATTACTGTCGGAAGTAAATGAATTAGTTATAGCCCATGATCCTGTAATTTTAGGGTGGGTTGAGATAGATCCAGTGTATAATTCACCTCCTAAAGTAGCTCTAAAAGCAAGTTCATTTGGTCCACTATTTAATGAATTTCCTTCAATTAAGTAAGGATTCATTACATAATCTTTAAATATACTTTCACTTAATATAGTGTTGTAATATCTAATTTCTTGAAATGATCCTGAAAAATGATTATATGGGCCTCCGGGAGGGAAAACATTTTCTCGGCCAAATTGGGATGATACACTTGAAGTCCAAGCATCTGGGTTTTCTTGGATTTTGTCTTTAGAAAAAAATCCTAATAAAGTTCCATTATCTCCTCCCTCATATATTTTATTACTAGCAAATAATTCAAATTCATCATTATTCCTAGTTACCATAGTTGACCACCACCCACCATCAAAAAATGGTAAATAAACACTTGCTGTTGAGTTAGGATAGTTAACAGAATCAGGGTAAAGAGTTAAAGTAGCATATTGGTAATAAGGGTCTATTATAGAACCACTATAAGAACTACTAATATATCCTGAACCTGTGTAAGTTAAAGTAAGGGCTGATCTTCCATCAGTAGACCATAAGCTTTGGGAGTAAGGGATATTGGTTTGGGGTAAACCATCAGTTTTAAATCTAAAAGTTAAAGTTGAAGGGACATTATCTGGGGAGTTCCAGTTTGAGTTTAGGACCCATTCAGTGGTTACATAATTAGTTTCATCACGGTAAAACGCATAGTTAAATTCATTTTGCCAGTAATCCCAATCATTTGAATTTATTTTATCTTTACCTCCATATTCATTAATTCTTAATATTGTATCAGGAATACCATATGAAGTAATAAGGGCGCGTAAACCAGGTAAAGTACCTTTTGCTTTAAGCAGGTATGGTAAGTTATGATAAATGCGTTTATATAACGATTTATTTACATCATCTAACGGTAAATAATCATTAGAAGCAGATATTAAAGTGTCAACATATTCAAACCCTGTTGGTGTAGGTAAAGAGCCTGTAATCTCAGGGAATGGGAATAAAGCACCATCAGGGGTTAAGCCTAAAAATGCTGTGTATAAATCTTGATTAGAAAAATTATTTTGGTATAATTTAACTCCAAAGTCACGAATAGCATCTGCTACTATATCTTTTGAAACACCAGATTCTAAACGATTATCTGCATTGTATTTTTGGGTGACATCTTTATAATAAATCCAAATATTATCATAATGTTGCCCTACCATATCTATAAAAAGTAAGTATGGGTCATTACTTGAATCTTCTCTTATATATTCAGGGATAACAAAATGCAAATTATCTTTATTATTTTGATCATATATTGAGGCTGATAGTAGGATTCCTCCGTAGTTTAGGTTATTAACATCATCACTTCCTAACCAAGATAAAACAGTTAATGAGCCTGTAGGATATAATTGGTATGGGGGTTCTGTGTTAATTTTTGGGTATGCCCAAGAACCGCTTGAGTAGTATAAATAGTAATCATAACCATCAAAATTAGTTATAATATTATCTATTTTATTTTGAAATATAGTTATACTTCCACTAGGATTATTACTTATAGTATTATTTAAAGTAGCTATAGATGCAGAATATTGCTCTATTAATCCAACCTTATAATAAAAATTTTCAATTCTTGTTTTGACTGAACTAAAATGGGTAAAATCTGAAAAATTAGTATAATCTATATTTATGTCTAGTTCTTTTTCTTCTAGGAGACTATTTATTTGTTGTTGTGAACTAGTTAATGTAGTGTTAATTAAGTCTGAATATGAGAGGTTTAAAGTTGAATTGTTTACTCTATCTTTAACATCTAAATTAAAATTAGGCCCATTTAAATTAACAGTATCTGATATTATGATAATGGGTTCTTCAAATGTTACTTGGTATACTGTAGGCTCTTCTATAGAAGTAACAATCCATAATGTAGAATTTAAATCAAACTCAGCAGGGAGAGGTTCATAAAGTTTAATTAATATAGTTGGGTTATCAACATCAGTATTATCTAATGAAATATTATTAGCTATAATAAGTTGATTATCCCCAAAATTTAAATAAAAATCTAAAAAATAAGTACTAGTTTCTCTTTCTTGTACAAATTCTAAAGTTTTTTCAGTTATATCAAGGTTTGATAATAATGTACTATCTAGTCTTAATTCTGTCCTGTCTGATGATATTTCAGTTATATATAGGTTTTCAAAATTAGAACCTATTTTTTTATTTAAAAAATTAAAATATGTAATATATATCCCTACATCTAAACCCTCATTTACTAATATATTTTCAGGATCTAAAATAATCTCAAAAACCTCATTTCCATTTGCTGCTGAAGATCCGTTGTTTTGTATTGTGTATTGGATAAAGTTATAGTTGGAAGATAGTATATTTTGATTATTATCATATATAAATAATTCTATATAACTACCAGAAGTTAAAAGAGTATTTATATCAAATGATGATATTAAATTAGTATCTTGAACCGCATATATTTGGGATTCAAAACTTGTTGGGTCTATTTGAATGATTTCTGCTGCCATTATTGTGGGTTAGCTAAAGTAGTTCCAGTTTGTGATTGTGCAAGTTGTTTTTGGGTTTCAAGTAATTCAATTCTTAATTGATTTATTTCAGCTTGCAATGCATTTATTAACTCTTGATTAGTAGTAAAATTTATATATTCACTACTTGTTTTAATTAAATATTCATGTGAATTTGTAGCTCCTAATTCAGGTATATCATAAAATAATTCATTATACATTGAAAAAAAACCATTAATATTAGGTTGTTGGTTTATCTGTTCTTGAACAGTTTGAACACCTAATTCTTTAAAAGAAGTATCTATGATTTTAGTATATTGACTTTTATTATATACTTGTTTATTAAAATTTACTTTTTCACTCATCCATTAATTACTTTAAAATAATAATGATCATCAAATACTATAGTTGAACCATTAATATTAGTCTTAATTAAAATTTGGTAATACCTTTCAGGTTCAAGTCCGCTCATATAAACGTCAAAATAATTACTTTCAGCATCAGAGCTTATTTGAGTATATTGTTCATCAAAGTTAACAACATATTCATTAGTATCCAAGTCTTTTATAGCATAATATGAATTTTCTGGGAGGAAATATAAGTTAGTATACAATGATGATGTTTGGTATACTCTAGGGGGGTATAAGGGGCTAACATTTATTCTAAATCTATTTACACTTTCAGGGAAAAAAGTTCCTGGGTTTTCAGCTAAAGCCATTTTAATGTTAGAAGTAGTAACTATACTTCCTGAAAGTGGGCTGTTTAATACTGTAGAGTAGTCTCTCCATTTAAATTCTAAGTATGGAGGGTATATAGTATTAGTATCAACACTATAATATTTAAATATAGGTTGTACATATTCGCTTGGGTTAAATTCTTGAGATCCTGTTAATTTAACTATAAACCCATAATTTGGAATAGCTTCCCCTATCCAAGCATTTACTATATTACTCACATTAGCCTCAATATCTTTAGGGCTTCTTAAACCAAAAGATATATTCACTGATCCTGTAGAGTATCCTAAAGCTATATACCCAGGCTCAACATATCCTATTACTACATAAAAACTTCCAGATGCGTCATAAAACCAATTACCACCACCAGCGCCTCCACACACATTACTAAATGAGCTAGTGTAAAATGCGTCTCCACTAAGTCCAAAATATGAGCCAGAAAGATTCCAAGCTCCTGATCCGCTGTAATTAGCAAATTTCCATGAAACTCCATCTTCAGTAGCAGGGTTATCTAGATTATATCCTGTTCCATTATTCCACTGTTGGGCTAAAGGGAGTAATTCTAAAAATGTATTTTGATTAATCCCTTGAACTTCAGCTATAAAATTTTTAAAATAAACATCAAAAGAACTACTCCCTATTTTATTAGAATATATATCCAAAATTTCATCTTGATCAAATTGGATTAAATATCTAGCTACTTGAGGAGCACCATTTTGTCCTATTGTATTAGAAACTTCTAAAATAGCATCTAGCCCAGTGTTAGTTGTAGGAGCAGAACAATATAAAGTAGCATCTTGAGTTGGAAATATTTTATATACAGCCATTAATGTATTTTATTATAAATACGGCATTATAAAGGAACTACTTTACCTTTTATATCTTGATTAGGATATTTTACTTCAAAAATGCTAGGGTCTAATGATGGGTATACTACTTGATTTTGAGTAGCTCCTGCTATGTCGTATGCATATTTGGAATATCCTGAGTTTGTTCCGGCTTTATTGTTTATAAAAATATTTTTAACAGTTTGAACTCCTGAAACTCGGTCTAGTAAGATGTATAAATCTTTAAGTAGTATAGGCTGGTTTAGTTGCCATCTATTTGTATTAAAGTAAGTTTGTAAAGCCCCAATGCAACTTAATAATACTTCGTTATTATTATATTCAGGTAATACTATAATTTCAAAATCTACTCCAATATTAATAATGTAAGCATCTCTAATTTCAATGTTATCACCAATCATTCTATATTGGGCTAGATATGTTCTTAAATTATCTTTTAATGTTTGAGTAGCATAATCTAAAGTTCCTTGAGAATTTAAAGATAAAATATATAAATTTAAAGTCTCAATAGTTGAAACTTGATTATCTGTTAGTTTAGGTTGTTCAATGTAAGCTTTAGAAATAACCCCATAATCAGATGGCATACTTAAAGCTCTAATTAAATAATCATCAGCAGTAACTGATCGTTTTTGAGATGCAATAAGTGATAAAGTATTTTGCCTAATTTCTTCTAATGTATCTCCTCCTCTACCTCCAGATGCTGCTTCTGGGTTGTTAGAAGAGAGAGAGTTAAATATATAATTGGAGGTAACAGGGTTTAGATTGATTTGATTAAATCTAGGGGTTATATTATTTACGCCTGTTAAAGTATTAGCTGCTATGTTAGACCCTACACCCCCACCAGTAAGATATCTTACTGTTAATGTAGTATTTGAAGGAGAAATCCCATAAGTCCCAGTGTAAAGAAAATTCACAGGTGAATAAGCTACTGTTAATTTATCTTGTTCAAATGGTAATCCTATACCTACATTATTTGGATTAGGAGTAATTTCTTCATCAGTATCATATGGAGAACCAGCACCAAACTGTAATTGGAGGTTTGATAATGAAGTAAAACGGGTAGCAAAACGTCTTTGTATTTTTTTAAGTCTTAATAAATAAGGAGTATCATTTATTTTATTAGGGTCATTTATATTAGTGTTTTTAATAGGATCTAACACCATTTCTTGACCCAAATGATCTACTTCATACCATTTATTTCCTTGGGTATCAAAGACATCTAAGATTTTAATAATATTTGGAGCTTGTATATTGACAGTTTGAAAAGGTGCTGGGATACCAAATGAGAATGTTTGGCTACTGATAGCCGCTGAAATAGCTTTTCTGCTCTTTTTTAGTAAGTAATATTGAGGTATATTACCAGCTATTTGGTATATAGAAATTTCAGTTGGATCTTGGGAACTAGATACAGAAAAATCTACTTTATCTTGTATTAAAAATGTTGTTCCATTTTGAGAATTTACTGTTGAATTTTCACCTATAGTTAAAGCATAATCAAAATCAGGTATATATTCTGACCCTGAAAGTTTAGAAGGGATTTGTTGGTAAAAATCTACTACAACTTGGGCAGCTCCTGTAGTTTTAGGTTTATACCCAAACATGTATGCTAATTCAAATACATTATTTGTTTGTTGAGCGTATTGTGTAAAGGTTTCTTGAAATTGGTTATCCAAATAGAAACTTAAAACATCACCTACATATGCTGCTTGTTCCATAAACATCATCCCTGGGGAGGCAGGAGAAAAGTCTGTGTATGTGTTAGGGAAGTAGGTTCTAGTGTATTCTATTAATCGAGCTCTAAACTCAGAAAAATCACGATTAATGTATCTTATATCTCTATTTAAAGTAGCCATTTATTATAATTGAATATTTAAAGTATCTCTAATATTAGAATTAGTTATAGAATACTTAAGATTAATAGTAATAGTATTAGTATCATCATTTTTTAATATTTCTAAAGAATTTACTATAACATCTGGGAAGAATGTTTTTAGGCTAAAATTAATTTTATTTTCTATCCCCTCTAAAGTTCCTTCAGAGATTTGTTCAAAAACAAAAGCTCTTAACCCCCCACCAAAATTTGGGTTTAAAGGTAATTCTCCAGGATTTACTAAAAAAAAATTTATTAAATTATTTTTAATAGCTTGAGAAGTTAAATAATTAGAAATAAAAACAGCAGGTCCATTAAAAGGTAAATTTACTCCAACAGCAATGTTAGGGTTTAAATCTATAGGATTTATTATTTGAGGGTTAAAAGGCATTATTTATTATTTAATAGTCCCATAATTTGATCCATTCCTACTTCTCCTATTCCTAAATTACCATTTATAGGATCACTAACTTGGGGCCTAAATGGAACTTGAACATCATTTGAAGTAAAGCTTAAAGCTGTTTCTCCTAAAACATCAGCATATTTTGATCTTAAATCTATATTTGAATTAAACATAGGTTGAGATGGTTGAATTGGATTAGTTGTTGATGAGTATGATTCTCTAACAACTGTTTTAGGTGTTTTAACTGCTTCCAATAAGATATCTTTTAATTCTTCTTGAATTGCTTCCTTAACAGCTTCTTTAATTATTTTTTTAAAATCTACACTTTTCATATAATTATAAATATTTGGTTAATCAGCTTTTAAATTATTTTGTTGTATATAAAATACAAGTTCGTCTATTAATATCTGGTCAATAGATGAGAATGACCATTCTCCTTGTAACATTACTACTCCTTGTTTGTTTTGGGCTGTGGCTCTTCTTCTTTTTATATTTTGAGTTGTATTTTCAGTCTCAACTCCCATTTTGAATCCATTCACATTTGTAACTACAGGAGATAACTGGTTAGATTGTTGTTGGGTTAAGGCTGTTAGTTCTTTTGCGATTTGTTCTTGTGGGAGGTCTAATTCTTGGAAACAAAATTGGGTAATTAAATCTAAAAAATTTAAAAAACCTATTACTTGATTTAAAACCCGAACTAAAAGTTGTAAAATAGAAGATAAACCTCCTATATTTATTTTAGATTTTTCTATAAAATTAAGTAAAAAAGTTTTTACATCTTGAATATTATTAATTATAGAAATAGGTAAACCTACTCCAGCTACAGCAGATGGTGTAGGTAAATTTTTTAAAATTTGATAAGCATCACCTATACTCCCAATACTAATTTCTGTTGATTGAATAATATTTGATGTGTTATTTATACTATTTAAAACATTATTTATTTGTTGTACTAATTTATTTTTACGAGCTATTATTTGAGAAATTTTTTCTTGTGGAGGACAAGTAATTTGTTGTTTAATATTTTCAGTTAAAGATCCTCCATTTAATTTTACTTCCTCTAATAATTCTTGAACTTTAGTTAACCCATACTCAGAAATTAAAGATAACACTAATGGGATAACTGCTTTTTTTAAATCATTAATATTAGTATTAAAATTTTTTTGGATTCGGAATTCAATAGTGGCATCTTTTAAAGAATATTCTTCTATTTCAGAATCATTTAATGAAAGTAAATCACTAGTTTCTTGTTTTAAATTAGATTCTAAAGGGGTAAGTGAAATTATTCCTAAATTAGATTTTACATCTTTAGTTGAAGTGTAAGGAATAATTATTTGTTGAGCGTATTTTGATTTAGTGATTGTTAAAGCATAATTTAAAGGATCTAATGTTGTATCTGATAATACAGGTATTTCAATTTCAAATACTCCTTTATTATTACCTCTTTTAGACTTACCTGAACTGTCAGTTACTTTAATTCCTTTTAAAGGTTCATTAGTAGTACTATCAACTACAGTACCTGTAACTGATGACATGCTTGAAGTAGTATTTAAAAGAACACTCATTATTGTACTTTTGTAGTTTGAGATTTAAGACTTCCATTTTCTAATTGAGCTATAACTCCATCAGCAGCTGTAAGAGTTAAAAGGACATTTCCTGCTACAGCATTATATCCTGTTTGTAAAGCTCCCCCAGGCCAATTCTTTTCTACTTCTAGTATTGTAGCTAAATCTTTAACAGCTTTAGTTAATTGTTTTAATAATTCAACTGTAGTATCCCCTTTTAATACTGGTTCAGTAGCATTTTTAGATCCTAATTTTATGTCATTTGAACTAATATAAAACGAGGGAGAATCAATATTAGTACTTTCATTAGTAGATATACCAACAGATTTTTGAGCACTTAATAAAATACTATCAGTTTTAGCGTTAATAACAATCCTATTTGAATTAAGTACTACTTGGGGTTGAGCAAATAAACTAGGCGTAATTGGAGGAGTAGTGTATGATGTATATAACTCACTTGCTACTTTAAAATCTTGTAAACGTTGGAATGAAGTTAAATAAATTGAAGATAAATCATTCCTAATATTTTCAGTTATTGGGATCCAACCTCTATCATCTACTTTTGTTGGTTGACCATTTCTTAAAATTGTTATAGGATCACCATTATTACCTACAGTTGACCATTGATTTTTAATTGTACTTTGAGATTTAGCTGTGCTTCCAAATCTTAAACTTTGTCCATACCTTCCTTCTATTAGAGTATCCCCCATATAAGGTAATAAAGGATGTATATTTGTTTTTTCAACAAAAGTATTCTGGCTAGGGTTAATAGGGCTATTTAATTCAATTTCTGTAGACCCGTCTGTGACTTGTCTTACAACTCCATTACCAGTTGCTCTATAATCTTGGTTTTGAGGATTAGAAGAGGCTACAGCTGGATTAGGGTAAGCATCATGATGGGGGTGATTCCATAACCCTAAAGGTTTTAAATAAAAATAAGATTTACTAGCTGTATTAGTACCTATTAATTGGTTAGGTAATGAAAAAAGTAAAACTATTTCATTAATTAAAGGATAAGTTTTTAATTGAGAATCATAAGGTAAAGCATAAGAAAAATTAGGTGTTCCTGATTGGTTTACAATTTCAAAAAAAATGGCTCCTATCCCGTTCCATTGCCCTACATCATTGAATTTAGGGTGGTTTTCATCTAAAACAATATCTAATACTCTAGCAGCTGCCATTTGCCCTTTTAAAGTATCTATTTGGGATTGAAAACTAGGCGAAGTAGAGGATGCGGATACTCCTTTAGTAGAATTAGTTACACCTGTTTTATAAATAGCCATTAATCTTTAGAATTAAAGTTTTTAACTTCGGCTAATAATTGAGCTTTTTCTTCTTCAGTCATCCCAAAATTACTATCATCAGAAGTTTCAGAATTTAAAGCTCTTTGAACAATAGTTGCCATTTTAATAAGCTGTTCATCATTTTTGATACCTAACTCCATATATTCTTTTATTAAAGGAACAATTAAAGTAGCATCACCTATATCATTAATAAGTGGTTTAAGTTCACTTATAAGAGCAGATATTTGTTCTTCTTTCTTTTTTTGATTTTGGTATATTTCTTGGAAGATATCTGAAAGTTTTTTCTTTCCAAATATATTTTTATCTAGACTTCCCATAATTATATTTTTTTATAAATATGAAGAATTACAAGACTTGAAATTTTATATATTCTTGTTCCAAATAAAATAAATAATTCTTTTTAAAGATATCATAAAGAACATTTACTATTTTTGTGATTTTAGGAGTTTTAACTTCTGGAGTCATTTCATGGATATAGATATAAAGAGCTTTTTTATTAAAAATGTCTATTTTATCTCTTTTTCTAAATAATTCTAAAACTGAGTCAGCTATTTTAGCATCGAATTCTTTGGGGAATATCTTATAAAGGTTATCAGATACATATTCTACATATGAGTCTATAAAATCAGATAATTTATCTTTTTGATTTCCGCTTTCAAGAACATAAGAATGCTTCTCATCATGAATTAAATCTTCAACAGGTGATGAAGTTATTTTTTTATTATAATTTTTATCATTGTAAAGAATTAACCAACGTTTAACTATAGTTCCAAAATAAGAATAAGCTTTAGCCCCATTCTGTGGGTTAAATAAATGAATTTTAGAGAGTAAGAAAATAATTATTTCATGTTGAAGATGTTCTAGGTCTTCTACTTCAGTGTGGTAAAATTTAAATGTATGAATTATATTTTGGGTTAATTTAAAGAAAGCATAATGTATTTCTTCTTCATATATCTTGTTTTTCTCTACCACATCAGAAGTGCTATTGTATTTAACAATAGCATCTTCAGTTTCTTGAGTAAAGTATCTTCTTTTCTCTCGTTTTTTTTTCATTATTGTTTTATTCGAATTACTTTGAATTCATTTAGTATATCTTGTATTTGTTGAACAGACTTAAAGAAAAAACCTACCTCATCATCAGATTTAAAAGTTCCTTTATCATCAATTTCTTTAAGTTTTTTATCTGACGCTTCAATTACTCTGGATAGTCTGTCTAGATATGCAAGGTATTCCATTAAAACATCTTCTGCTTTTTCTTGTTTCCTCATAAGATTAAAAGTTGTAAATCCTAAAATTACAACTAATATCGACAATATACATATTATAGCTATTAACATACTTATAAACTATTTAACATATTTTTTAAACTATCACTTTTAATTGAACCTAATGCTTTAACTTTAGTTGAAGTCTTTTTTGAAGTATTTGGTTGTGTCCCTAAGGTAAAATTTTCTTTTTTATTATCCACGGATTTTTTACCTACTTTTAATTTAGGTAACCATTCACGTTCAAATTCAATACGCGCAGCCATTAAATCTGCTTGATGTAAAATATAAGGTAAAGATGTTCTTGGTTTTTGTCCTGGGATAAAACCTGTTAAATATTTTTTATTTGCTTCATCATATAAACCATCATGTGTTTGGATAGCAATCATTTCATTAAATGTATATTGTATCCCATGAGATTGAAGTAAATATAAACCTCTATCTGGTACTGATGCAAATGGTACACGTTCATTGAACATATAATCTTCTCCTAGTTTATCTCGGCGCCATTGATCCGTTTGGGGTAAATAAGATTCTTCATTCTCTGACCCAATTTTACCTAAATCATGGTTTAAAGCTGAAAATACTAACTCTTCAGCTGTAAAAGTAGTCATATCTGCCCCTTCATTTTCCCATAATGCTGATTGATGAATAGCACATCTAATGACTCTTAAAACATGTTCTACATATCCGCCTGGGAATGCATTATGATATTCTTTTTTATGTGATGCGGGCATCAACATTAAACGATCAGAGTATTGATCATAAAATTCTAAAAGTTTTTCTTTACGTGGAGATGAAATGTACTCATTAATATAAGACATCAAATCATCCCAATTCTCTTGGATTTGTTCTGCTGTTAGATTCATAACTTATTTATTTTTGGATTAATTTTCTCTTTCAACAATATTTTGAAGATCATCTAATAACTCATGAAGCTGTTTCATAGCATCAGAAATTTCTTCTTTTGTTCCAGTGCCCATAGTTTGTCTTAAAACTCTAAGGCGTGCTTGTAAGGATTGAATCCTTCTTAAGGCTAATTCTTTATTTCTCATATGATTATTTATTATAACAGAGGTATTCATTACCCCACTTTCTACTAACTGTCTTTCTTTATGTCTTACTACTTGTCTTCCTTTCTAACCCGTATAGCTAATATACGTGATTTAATCTTCAATAGCCAAACAATTTTGAATATAATCTTGAATTTTTTTTAAAAAAGCACATTTTTCATATTCTTCTTGCTCTTCAAAGTAATGTATACATAATTTAATTGCTGTTAAAAGCTTTTCATTAGACGCTATTTTTAAATCTTTAACCCATTTTTCATCATCCCAATTAAACTGCCTTATCCAAAACCAAGCTCTATGGTACATCATAAATTCTCCTGCTAAGTCAATTTGACCAACATCTAAATCTTCATCAGCCCTACTAAAAAAATTTACTATAGATTTTTTAAATAATGAGCCATTAATAACAAGTCTTTCAAAAACTTTAATTTTATATAAAGGACTATCTTTATGTCTAGCTAAATCTTCCAAACTAACCCCTCCATCAGAAGTGGAGTTAAAATAATTAAAAAATCTACTTAAATCCATTACATTGAAATTAATTTAAAGAGTTTAATCTCCATTCTATTTCCTTAATTTTACGCTCAACATCAGATATATTAACCTTTAATTCTTCATATAACTTAATAGGATTAATAAAATCAGGATTTGAGGGATGATAAGCCCAAACTTCATCTCTTATATTTGAGAGAGCAAATAGTTGGTTTTGTAAATCTATTAGCTCATCTTCTAATTTCCTTTTTTCACCCATAAGCTGCTTATATACCCTTACCCCACTCCTAATATCCGTATATACGACTTAGTGTGTATAAGTTTGTTGATAAATATTATAAGTATCTTTGTCCTAATAATGTAATGGCTGTTTTAGCATCCTCCACAGACATTTGAAAAAATTCTCTATCATTATTTATCCTATAACCCTTTAAATACCTATGTAACTCAATCTCTAAAGCGTGAGCATTAAAACATTTAAACGCATATTCAACACTAAACTCTAAAGGCACGCCAGTTGATCGAGAAATCTGTTTAGCACGTTTATCAGGCGTTTTATCAGTAAATCCTATTTTAATCAAATTAGGCATTGTTTTATTTGTTAAAATATAAATCCATGAATCACCTTCACCTTCTCTATTTTGGTATAGGTCTTTTTTTCGGGCTGTATAATAAGTTACGTTATCCCATTCTGGGTCTTCTTCACATTGGGTCAAAGTAAAGAACACTGGTTCTGATCCTGTAAAGTCTTCAGACACTGGGATATAGTTGTGGGCTTCGGATTCGCTGATACGTTTCATAACTTTTTAGTCAAGATTAATCTTATATTCATCATCAACTAAACACCGCATGAAAATAAGTACCATTCGGTTTATTCGATATTCGTAGATTTGTTTCCTAATTATGAAAACTAATGGTAACATAGCAATTAAAGTATACACTGAAAATATACTAGTGATTACTAGTATTATATCTAGTGCTACCATAGCAATGCCTATTAGAATTGATGTTTTAGATTTTTGAACTGCTTTGAGTTCGTTTTTTAGTACTTCTTTAATTTCTGCTCTCATGACCTTTATTTTTTCTTTAAATATACGAAAATAAAATTATGTAGCCAAAGAAAGAAATAGCCTCTTTATGAGGCTACTATTTTACTTTTTTACATTCCAACTAAATAAACCGTTAAGCCATTTTTTACGTTTGGTACAATTACATTCTTGTAAACCAAACCAACTTTTATAACGCTCTTGGGTAATACCAAATTTAGTAAGTGTGGATTCAACTACATCACCTAATCCGCGTCTCTGGATTTCATCTTGTGATGTATTAAAGTCTACTCCTTTTTGTTCTAGTTCTTGGATAACTTTATCCATTTCTTCTCTAATATCACTCATATGTTTTTATTTTAGTGTTTGATAATACATATGGTGAAAAGTAAAGTATATCTAAATATATTTGGTCGATATGCAAATTTTTTTAAAGATCTCTTTTTTGTGGTTTTTGGGCTTTTGGCCAATTTGGCATTTTGGAAATTGTGGTATATAATTATATATTAGTCGATGGGTAAAAGTTGTTTTCGAGTTATAAACTCATCACATTTCTTCCCACACCACCGTACCCCGTACATTGACCGTAACGCGTACGGGGGATATCTATACCTTATACGTACCATATATATACTATATACCGTATACCGCTACACCACGAAGGTGAGCCCTACCGGACCCACCTCTATTAGAAGTGATAAATCTTATATCACCATTTTGTTATTCATAAGCTCTGAATATGGGTCCAAATCCGACTCCTCAATTGCTTTAATAATATCAGATTTTAGATATGTTACATCCATTATGGTTAATTTATCTGTCTCATAACCTAATGCCTTTAATAGATCCATTACTGCTAAGAATTGATCTATTGCACTTACTTCCTTTACTACTTTTAAATTCATTTTCATAACCGTTATTTTTAATTTGGTTAAATATAAGTAATAATTTTTATTAGAATTAATCCTTTATAATATGTTTAACATACGTTCCATTATCAAACCAATAAAATGCTAATCGCCTATCTTCAAGTTGGATTGTTATTATTGCTTGGTCTAAGTTACCATCTATATTTTGAATAACCTGTTTGTGTTGTTGTATAAATTCATATGTGCTCATGTACCCCAAAAGCCCACTATTGTGAGCTCACGGAGTGTATATTTAAGATAACCGGTTATGAAGCGGTCTCGTTAATTACTACTTTTGGTCTACCAAGCGGCATCACACCTCCATTAGCTGCTTTTTTAGCTTCTAACTCTGCTATCCGTTTCTGTCTAGCACTCTCATTACTCACTGGTCTGCCTTTTCTCAACTCACCATTTGCTCTTTTAGTTTCTAACTCAACTAACCTCATTTGTCTAGCACTATCTGCTTTGATTGGTCGGCCCTTCTTCAATTCACCATTCGCTCTCTTCTCTGCTAATTCAGCTATCCTTACTTGTCTAGTACTGTTTGGATTCACTGGTCGGCCTCGTTTACCTGTTGTTTCTGATTTACTCATGTTAGCCAATATTTCTTCCAATACTGTGCTTTTCATTGTGTGAGCACCTTTGATTCCTGCTTGTGTAGCTGTTGCTACTAATTCTTTTCTTTCCATAACTATTTATCTTTTTAATTTATTTAAATATACGTAACTAAATTTATTATTCTGCTTCCTCAGCTAATTTCTTTAAACACTCTTCACAACCAACCTCTTCTATACCTTCACGTCTAGCATGGTTAGTACTTAATGCTGGTGTCCCACATAAATTACCTACACCTGATTTGTAAGCGTGTGCCGTGTTACTCCAAACATTACCCCAATTTCCAAAAATTGAGTAATTTGCTCCTAATTCATTAATGTGTACCTTTTTCATAACTTATCTATTTTTAATTATACTTAAATATACGTAACAAAAATGGGGTGTTTTACTCCCCCATTAATTAAACATTACCATTCTATTTGTTAATAAAGCCAATTCCATAGCATTAAATGGCTCTTCCCCTTCACCAACATACTCCCTTAATTGATACTCTACAATAGCTATTAAGTCTTGTCCTGACATTTCCCCTACCATTGCTCTTTTAATAGCAAGTTTGTACCTGCTCCCTAATTTAATCTCATTCATAACCTTTATTTTTTAATTATACTTAAATATATGTAACAATTTTAACCAAATTTATTCCTTATCTAATTTAATCATTAAAGTTAAAAATATATTATCACAATCCTTTTCACTATTTATCTCACCACTCACTATCTCAAAACCAGTACTTCCAATTAAATTATTCATTTGTTGAATAATATTTTTCATTCTCATTTTATAATCCTCAATATTATCATTCAAATCAATATCAAACAATACTTCCTTCATTAAATCATTTCTTTTCATAACCTTTTAATTTTAAATTATACTTAAATATATGTAACAATTTTAATTAATATTACTCCTCATTAAAGTAATATTCTAATTTTTCCCAATTAATTATTCCATCAAAATTTTCCATAACTTTTATTTTTAATTTATTTAAATATAAGTAACAAAAAGGGGGGTTCTTACTCCCCACTTACATCAAAATACATATCAATATTTCTACTCATTCTCATCCCCCAACCACTATGTCCCTCAACAAACTCAATATTATTCTTACTTAATATATTTTTACACTTTACCCAATTCACTCTACTTCCAATATTATAATCCCTATAAATCCTAAAACTTTCTTTACCACCATACAATCCCATATAACATAATTTTAAACCATTCCCACAATTATTAAACATCACCTTTAACTCCTCTAATTTTTTTATTACATTTTCTCTTTCCATAACCTTTAATTTTAAATATTATTTTTTAATTTATTTAAATATAAGTAATAAAAAAGGGGGATTTTACTCCCCCATTACTTTCTATTTTTATTTTTTACTCTTCACTTTTAACCATTTTTGGTCTCCCTAATTTAAAAGTTCCATTTAATTTTCTTTCTTCTATTTCCTTCATCCTCATTTGTCTCTTACTCTCCCCATTAACTGGTCTTCCCTTCTTCAACTCTCCATTTTTTCTCTTCTCTTCTAATTCCTTCAACCTCATCTGTCTAACACTATCTTCTTTAATAGGCCTTCCTTTTTTAACCTCCCCATTTAATCTTCTTTCTTCTAATTCTTTAATCCTGTTTTGTCTTACACTATTAGGATTAACTGGTCTTCCTAATCTTTTTACTTCAATAATTTCTACTTTCTTCATAACATTTATCTTTTTAATTTACTTAAATATACATAATAATTTTTAATCAAAACATTCCCCCATCAATAACAAACACTTTAATTATATCATCATCATCCTCATCCTCATCTACTTCAATCAACCCTTCACCTTCAATCATTACACAATAAACTTGTTCTGTATACTCAATATCATTCATATACACCCAACTATCTGGTCCAGTCCCTCTAATTACTATTTCAATGTCTTGGTTTTCGATTTGTTGTAGTTCTTCAATTAATTCTTTTACTGTCATAACTTTTAATTTTTAATTTAACTAAATATACGTAACAACTTCTAATAATTTTTATCCCTAAAAATCATTTTTAATCATTTCATTTATTTTATCTCTCAATTCCATTAACATCTCATATGTTAATTTTTCTTCATTATCCAGGTCTTTAATTAGAGTATTAATTAATTCCTTAGATACTTTCCATTTTTCTTCTTTTAAACTCATAACCTTTTTTTCTTTAAATATACGAAACCTTTTTAATCAAATTTATTCCCCTTATGTTTTTCTTTACGTGTGTATTTCTTTTTATTTCTATACACATTCGGCCTAGTGGCCTGGTTTAACTCGTGTTGTGTTACTATTATTGCCTTCATTACCCTTTCTTTTAATTTATTTAAATATACGTAATAACTTCTAATAATTTTTATCCTCTTTTAATGATTTTCTTGTTATTCTCCCCCGTTTCCCCGCGGGGAGTGTGGGGGTTGTATATACTTTTGTTCCTTTTTAGAGGGGTAATGTTCTAACCATGAAGGGGTCCGATACTACCCTTTATTATATCACCCTCACCATTTCTTATTTTCCACATACCCACATCTACTTCTAATCTTTTTATACACTTTTAATCCTGTTTGTCACACATTCATAAATATTCTAATCAAATTCATCGTGTATAAAACACCTCTACAACACTTATGATATATTTTATATTTTAATGGTGTTCTCATTCTATTCACGTTATATTAATTAATTACTCGTAATATAATTGTAATAAAATGTAATGATATCACTACCACTCCTAACACAACTGCCGCATAAAACACAACATTATCTCTCATAACCACTATTATTTATTCATCAATTATTTTTAATATATCTTCTAATTCCTCTATCACACGGTTATATTTTCTTTGTAGTTCTGAATATTCATTCTCCCCCATACTTTCTAGTACTGTTCTATAACCTTTAATTTTTCCTGTTATGGCTGCTTTCACAATCCCTAACGTAATTGTTTCCTGTGTCATCATAATTAAAATACTATAAAATCCTCTAAATATTCACCTGTTCCTTTTCCGTTCTTAGTTATTTCATAACTCGGATCCATTCCACTATACATTACACGATCAATTAATTCTTGTAATGAATTAAATTCTTCTTTAAAATAACTACAATCTAAACTATACATAACTTTCTATTTTTTAATTTATATAAATATACGTAACATTATTTTAATCTTTTATTCCTTTAAAATAACTCAATACCATTCTCCTCCATCACTTTAATAAATTCCATTACTAACTCATGGTCCTCATCTTCTATCTCATCAACTTCATAAGCGTTCTTTCCTATTATATCACCTAACACATCCATCCACTCTTCAGTTCCCGCCTCAATATAATTATCATTATCATTTAAATAATCTTGATCTATACCATTATTATTTAACACTTCCATTACATAACCAAAATCAATTTTTCTTTCCATAACTCTTATTTTTATTTAAATATATGTAAATAATTTTTAATATAATATTCACTTACATTGGAATGTGGTGTAATACTTCTTCATCAGTTAGGAATCGTAAAAACCAATTTTCTTAA